TCCAGCACCTCAGCCTTCTGGGCCAGCCACACTGCGAGCTCAGACCGGGTCATGCCGGCCCCCCATGCAGGCCCAGCCTGCGTAGCGTGAGCTCGCACCGGGGCTCTCCACCCTCGGCGCAGACCCACATGTAGACGCGGCCCAGTTGCACTTGGCAGTCGTCGTGCCATGCGATGCCGTTCAACGCGTCCATCAGCGACCCCACCGCGTTGTCCCGGTCGGGCGTCTTGGTGGCCAGGTAGGGCAGCCCCGAGGCCCACAAGTCAGCGGGGACGTGCTTCGGTCGTCGCTGCGGGCGCTTGCAGAACATCGCGCTGTCCAACTCTACGGGCTGGTGCGCTTTTGCTGTCTCCCAGCCGTTGAGCCGGCCCAGGTGCCAGCGGACTTGGGTCCGCCACGCGTCGTAGGCTTTGGGCATGTGGGTACCGCGAGCGGTCACCCGCGGGCGTGGCTTGCCGTACGGGGCGACGGGGACGCAGAAGCTGACCTCGGTGCTGGTGACGGCTTGGACTGCGGTCATCACCCACCCCCCACCGGCGCGGTCTTGTCGTGCAATTGAAAGACCACCGAGGCAACCCGAGACGGGCGCCCCTTGTGCCTCATCGATGCCATATCGATGGCGTCAAACAGCGGTAGCCACGGGTGGATGATGCAGTTGTGCAGGATGCACTTTCCCCACCATCGGAGCCCGTTGGTTGTTCGTGCCTTGTTGCTCACGGCTTCCACCCGTGGATCGCGTCACACTGCGCACCGGTCATCGCAGGCACCTGCAAGGCGTCCCAGTCGGCGTCGGTCAGGGGCACCGGCTCCGGGGTCACGGTCTGCCATCCCCAGTCCGGGTGCTTTGCGTGGCTCGCTTTGATGGCGTCTACCCGTGCAGCCACAGCGGCCCCCTTGGTTGGTGTGTCGAAGGTGCGAGAGCGTGCGCCCCGCTTCGCTCGTTGGTCCCAGGTCATGGCGACAGCAAAGCGGCAACTTCCGCAGGGATAGGCTCAAGTGTGGGCCTCTCCCCCCTTCCATCGAGTGCGCCCGTCAGTCGCCGCCACACATCGCGGGTGCTCCGAACGTCCTGAGCGCAGTAGTCAGCGACTTTCTCGACATCACCAGAAAGGAACGCATCGTAGACCTTGGAGCCGTGCATCCCGTCAGACTTACCGCCGACACCCAGCCAGCGCGCCATGGGGTCGAGGCTCAAACGCTTCTGGCTGGGCCACAATTCGCCTACGTCCTGCACGCGCTTGTCGAAGGGGTACGCCAGCACATCCAGCAGCGTAGCGCTCAACGAGCCGCAACCGTAGAGCATCGCGTGCTGTGCCAACCATGGCAGATCGAAGCGTCGGCAGGACTTCCCGACCCATGTCGGCGCCCCGTGTCTCTCGTAGACCATCCCCACATACTCACTTAGCGCCTTCAGTACTTGGCCCGGGTTGTTTGGGTCGCCGATCAAGACCTCGGGGTCTTGGCCGTTAACGGCCAATCCCACCATCCATGTGATGCCATAGAGCGGATCCAACGACGTGCGCCGCCACTGCTCGTCCGTGTTGGCGTCCACCCACTTGGCGATGCTCTCCGGCTTCTTGTACGTCTTCGGGACGTGGGCATAGGCGTAGGCTTGACGCTCGGCCGGAGTCATGTAGAGCGCCGGCAGCGTCTCAATGTCGATGTGCAGATAAGTTTTCATGTCATCTCCAAAGGGAAAGCGCCGACGGTCGCCCAATGCGAGATGCACGGGGTGAGAGGCGACCGTCGGCGCTGGTTGATGGGGCTCACAGAGAGGAGCCCGCGAGGTCGTCCCACACGGAGACGGGGATGGGGTCACTGAGGCTGCAGGCGAGGGCCACAAGGTCATCGTGAACCCACGCGCTGAGCTCGCTGTCGTCGTGGTGGCGGCGGAACAAGCAGAAGGCTGCGCGCCACACCAGCGGGGAGTCCAGGCGCCCGGCCTCGATGACCAGCACGCAGGCCCAGGCCAGCGGGCTCACTTGCGCAGCCCGTCCGCGCCACGAACGGTCCCGGCCTGCACGTCCTGCAGCAGGTGGATGAGCCCGTCTCGGGTCTCCTGCTTCAGGTCGAAGCCCACGGACTGCGCCCAGTCGGCAGCGGTGCCCTTGTAGTGCTCGCTCCACGCCGCTTCGATGGTGGCAACCGCAGCGTTGCGGTCGAAGGCTTGAGGGCGCTCCTGCTGGCGCTCAGGCTCACCCCGGGCCATAGACCCCTCTCCGTCGTCATCGGCCGAGGGGATGCCGCACATGGCCTGCAACGTGTACCGCTTGAGGTAGGTCACCACAGACCCCACGCTCTGCGGGTCGCTCTTGCGAGGGGTCGCCGACAGGGTGCATTGCAGCCACTCGCCAGAGGCGTGGATCAGGCGTGTCGTGACGCTGACCGTGTTGCCGTCTGAGGTGGGCATCTGCACAAAGGCGATGCCGTTGGCGGACAGGGGCCCCCGGACAGCATCGACCACCGACGCGAGGTCAGCGAACATCGACTTAAAGTGCGGGTTGCGGCTGCTCTTGAGCGCGCTGCCCATGTCTCCCTGTGCCTTGGCCATGGCCGCAGCGAACTTGCCCAGCCCTTCGCTGGCCTGCATGGTCATCGTCTCGCCCATCACTCACCCCCTGAGAACTCGTTGAGGACTGCCAGCAGCTCAATTGCCTGTGTGCGCTGAACCGTGGCGCACTCCTCCAAGCGTGCCGCCGCGATGCGGTTACCCTCTTCTGTTTCGTATTCCGAGAGACGGAGAGCCCCCTCGGACGCCTTCAACCACCTAAAGGCCAACTCGTGCAGTGCGTCCCTCATCACTCCACCCCCTCGAGGGTGGCGGCCTTGACGCGGGCCATGCGGGCCCGGTGCTGCTCGCGCAGTGCCTCCATCGCCTTGTGCCTGCTCTCAGCCAGTGCCCACCGCGCCTCGGCGGCACCGGTGCGGGTCAACCACCAGCGGTTCCCGCTGTAGCGGATGACCCCGTCCTCCATCAGCTCGGACAAGGCGTCCTCTTCGATGGCGCGCAACACCGGCTTGTCATCCTCGGTGACTGCTCGCAACACCAACTTGCGGAACTCCGCGTTCATCAGAACCCCCCAAGGTCGGCGTTTTCCTTCGCCCACCGGTTGTAGTCTTCCACTTGAGCCGCAGTCATGCGCCCCGTCTCGTTGCAGTGCACGCACCCCTCCTCCGCCCCGTGGCAGTTGGCGCAGGGCTGGGTCTTCGGCCACTTGGCCACAGCCACAAAGGGACCGTCAACCCGCGGCGCCCCCTTGTGGGTCCACACCTGCCCGTGCATCAGGCAGCAGCGAACAACCCCACCGGATTCCCACCAGCCTTTGGAGGGGACCACATCGTGCGTTGCCTTGCAGTTCATGCAGCGCACCGTCACAGCCTTGCTCATGCCCCACCCCACAGGGCGAAGCCAGCGCCCAGCCCGCAGCAGAACATCACCAACCCCACGAGGAACACGAGCCCGGCCCACATGTCCTCGGTGCGCTCCTCCTTCGTCATCGCTCGGTCGCTCACAGCAGCCCCCATGCCTTGGCCGGCTTGCCCCGCCGACCGGTGTGGATGGTGCCCACCACCTGAACCATGCCCTCGCCCTTCAGCGCGTCCAGCCAGTGCCGCACGGTCTTGGGGCTCACGTCAGCCAGCCGGGCCAGTGAGGCGGCCGTGGTGGGCCCCTCCGACAGTTGCTCGACAGTCCAGTCGAGCCGACTTGACAGCCCTCGGTCGTTGCTGCTCATTTTGACACCCCGTAGGCTGGGACTTCGCTTGTCCGTCGCATTTATCCACCCTTACCGCTTAGCCGCGCCCGTATGCCTGCTCTCGGATGCGCCAAGTGTGCCGCATCTCATCAGTTGCTTGCTCGTAGCGAGCAGCACCGAGCGCCCCACATTCTTTCGTCGCCTTTGCCCGAATCCACCGGCCCACCGCCTTGCTGTGTGCCCGGGATGCTTTGATGCGGTCGGTCATTTCGTCTCACCTCGCCCAAACATCATACACAGGCCGACCATACCCGGCCCATTCATCTGGTGAATAACGGTCGCCACCCGTATAGCCCGCCTGTTGTGCGGGTTGGGTTGCACACAGAGGCCCGATGTGCCTAAGTGTGGGTCGGAGGTACACCAATGCATTTTAGCGAGTACGAGACCGAATCAGCACAGACCGCCATCTACCCGGGCAAGGGTGAAGCGCTGGGCCTGACCTACGCGGCCCTCGGGTTGTCGGGGGAGGCGGGCGAGATCGCGAACAAGGCCAAGAAGGTGCTACGCGACAGTGGTGGGCAACTGACCCAGCAGCAGCGTGACGACATGGCGGCCGAGCTCGGTGACGTGCTGTGGTACGTGGCCGCAGTGGCCCAGGAGCTGGGCGTCAGCCTGTCCGACGTGGCCCAGGCGAACCTCGACAAGTTGGCCAGCCGCAAGGCACGAGGCACCCTTCAGGGCTCGGGGGACAACCGATGACCATCGGTGATTTGATCCGCCAGCACCGCGAGTCCAAGGGTTGGACCCGCAAGCACCTGGCGAAGCTGTGCGACCTGTCCGTAGAGCAGGTCAAGAACATGGAGAGCGGGCGCGTCATGCCCAAGGCAAACCGACTCCAGGCTGTGGCGGACGTGCTCCAACTGCCCCAAGCCAAGGTGGCCAAGGCGCTGCGGGGTGACCTGTGAGCTATGCTCAGTTCTGCGCAAACAAGCACGCAGCACACACGGCGTCAGGCTTTCATGTGTCGCTGGAAGCGTCGCCGTGCTTCCCTTTCCAATCAGCGATTGTAGAATGGGCGCTGGCGTTGGGACGGGCGGCTGTCTTCGCTGACACGGGTCTGGGCAAGACCATCATGCAGTTGGAGTGGGCCCGAAGTGTCTACGTTCAGACCGGGAGCCAAGTCCTGATCTTGGCTCCGCTTGCTGTGGTTCGCCAGACGGAGCGGGAGGCTGCCAAGTTCGGGATCAGCGGCGTGGTGGCGTTTTCTCATGACGCACCGATATGCGTGTGGAACTACGACCAACTCCACAAACTGAACCCGGCCGCATTCAGTGGCGTGGTCTTGGATGAGTCCAGCATCCTGAAGAATGCACACGGCCGCATGCGCAACCGGCTGATCCAGCAGTTCATGGACACGCCGTACAAGCTCGCATGCACCGCGACCCCCAGCCCGAATGACCATGTCGAGCTCGGCAATCATGCCGAATGGCTCGGCGTCATGTCTGAGTCGGTCATGCGTGCGCGTTGGTTTATCAACGACCCCGGCGACACCGTCCAGCCATGGCGCCTCAAGATGCACGCCGTTGACGACTTCTGGCGCTGGGTGACCACCTGGGCACGCTGCGTCGGCAAGCCGTCTCACATGGGCGACCACTTCAGCGACGACGGATACGTGTTGCCGCCCCTGAACATCGAGAAGCATCTGGTCAGCGTCGATTTGCTCGAGGGCCGCGCCGATGGGATGCTCTTTCGTCAGCCGGAGATGAGTGCCACAAGCATCCACCAAGAGAAGCGGCTGACCGCCAACGACCGCGCCCGCTTCGCTGTCGGCCAGGTGTGGCGCGAGCCTGACGAGCCGTGGATCATCTGGGTTGAGACCAACTACGACCAAGACGCCGTCGAGGCCCTGCTACCTGACGCGATCACGGTCCGGGGCTCGGACAAGCCAGAACAGAAGGCGGCCCAGCTGCTCCGGTTCGCCGATGAAGGCGGGGTCATCATCACGAAGCCCAAGATCGCCGGCATGGGCCTCAACTGGCAGCACTGCGCGCGTCAGGTCTTCATGGGCGGCTCGTTCAGCTACGAGGGCTTCTACCAGGCCGTGCGTCGGTCGTGGCGGTTTGGCCAAGAGCGTAGGGTCACCGTCCACGTCGTCATGGCGGCGACTGAGCAAGCCATCTGGCGCACCATCCATCGCAAGTCACAGCAGCATGCTGCGATGAAGTCGAAGATGTACGCATTCAGCCGCTCGGCAGCGATTCGCCTGAGCAGGCACGACGACTACCGGCCCGCGCATGTCGCGCGAGTGCCGACCTGGCTGAAGACAATCGGGGAGACATCATGATCAAGTGCCTGGATTCTGAACACGGCGACGCGTGGACCATGTACCGGGGAGACTGCGTGGAAGTGGTGAAGCAACTGCCCCGGGCCAGCGTAGATGTGTCCATCTACTCGCCTCCGTTCTCGGACTTGTTCGTTTACAGCGACTCCGAGCGCGACATGGGCAATTGTGCCAGCGATCAGGAGTTCGGAGAGCATTACCGCTTCCTGCTCCAGTCGATGTTCCGCGCCGTGCGTCCGGGCAGGATGTGCTGTGTCCACGTCTCGGACCTGCCCGCTCGGAAGTCGAAGGAGGGCTACATCGGGATCCGCGATTTCAGCGGCGCCGTGATCAAGGCCCACGAAGATGCCGGCTTCCACTACGTATCGAGGGTGACCATCTGGAAAGACCCGGTGACAGAGATGCAGCGGACCAAGAGCCACGGGCTGCTGTACAAGAACATCCGCCAGGACAGCACCCGCAACCGCGTGGGCATGCCTGATTACCTGCTCATCTTTCGCCGTCCGCCGCTGACCCCGGACGAGGAACAGATGATGGTGCCCGTCTCGCACACTCCTGAGACGTTCCCGCTGCGTCAGTGGCAGGAATGGGCCTCCCCCATCTGGCGAACCAACGGTGACACGGGGGCTGGCCTGACCCCGCTCCCGGTGTGGTGGAACGTGGACCAGGGGCGGACCCTGAACGTGCGCGAGGCGCGAGCGAGCTCGGACGAGAAGCACATGTGCCCGCTCCAGTTGGACGTGATCGAGCGGCTGTGCGGCCTGTATTCCAACCCCGGAGACGTGGTCTTGTCCCCGTTTGGCGGCATCGGCTCCGAGGGGGTTGGCGTCCTGTCGTTGGGTCGGCGCTACGTCGGGGTCGAGTTGAAGGACGAGTATTGGCGCACCGCCGTGAGGAACCTGCGCAACGAGGAGGGCGCTGCCCAGGTGTCAATGTTTGGGGGTGCGTCGTGAGCGTCCGCGACTGCTACTCCTGCGCCCACTCCCCTCGGTGGGAGGGCCCCCACACCATCGCGGGGTGCGCTGCCGTGGACCCCGAGGGCCCAGATCCCAAGGCGATGGTCGCTTGGGCCGACGCTGCGGGGTGCGATGACGACGGATGGCCCCGGCCGGGCAACACCCTCCCCTGTCCTGGGTGGCGCCAACGGTCTGCCATCTGGGAACGATTCAAGGGTAGGCGGCGACTGTGACCCAGCCTCGTCTCAGCGCTGGAAAGCGCCCCTTGACCCTTTGCACCCAGCACCCCGCTGCTGTAGAATGACCTCGGTCTTGTGACCTGTCTCTCTCTCCGCGTTCGTGCGGTACCTCCCCCGGTAGCTCCGGGGGAGGGGTGGGACAGGACGAGCCCACCAACCCGAACGAGAGAAAGCAATGTCCGAACCTACCCGGTCCACCGGTGCGCCCGTGGTGCGCCTTGACCACGAGTGGACTGACCAAGGCGCTCAACTACAGGAGTGCAGCCGATGTGGTGCCATCAGGCGTGATGGATGGACCGGTGAGTGTCCAATTCGGCTGCGTGAATCACTGGAGATGGTGATGGCACTTCTGGAGGAGGGCTACGTCTATGTAGACGAGTCGCGGCCAGGAGAGACCGTATGGCTCGCAGATGTCGAAGCGCGGCTCTGGCCATGAGCAAGGCCCCGTTCTTCGCGGTCGACCCGCGCTGGTGGCCGGACATTGCCGCCGAACTGCCCCTGCCGTGGACCGAGTCCGCCGTGTTGGCTGATCTCCGCTGGCATGAGGACCAAGTCTGGGCCGGCCTGATGTCGATGCCCGGGGCCCGCAAGCTGTCGAAGCGGTGGGGATGGACTCACTGGCAGGCGCGGCAAGTGCTGAAAGCTGAGGAATCCTGGCGGGATGGGCACACCCCGAAGCGCGTTCCGCACACCGGCCGCACACCGGCCGCACAGGAGCCGCACACCGACCGCACGGATTCGGAGCGTAAGCCAGCGGAATCACAAGAGGACGCTGCACACCCGCCGCACACCGGCCGCACACCGGCCGCACAGAAACCGCCACACGCGCGTAGTACACAGCACACATCCCACAGCACACAGCACAACAACGAAGACAAGCGGGCGACGGAGCCAACGCCGGGCGCACCCGGAGAGCGAGCGGGTTCCAACCTGTCCACGGACAGCGACCCCCTTGCACGCTTCGCGGCAACGTCATGGCGTACCCACTTCGAAGCCGTCATGGGCTACCCGTACCGTCCCGGTCGGTCAGCATGGACGAAGCTGCTTCCCACCTTCCGTGCCCTCGCAGCTCAAGCCGGATGCACACCCAGCAGCACCCTTGAAACGAAAGAGGGCCACCGGCTGGACGGCGCGGTGAAGCACTACATCACGGTGGCCAAGGGTCGTGGGTGGTGGACGCAGGAGAAAGGCGACGTAGCCCCCAGCCCTCGGACCCTGCTCAAGTGTCACTGGCAGGACTGCTTGGCAGCCGCGCCTGCTTGGCGCTGCCCTCCCTGTGATGGGAGCGGACTGAGGCACGGGGCCTACCTGGTCAGCACTGGCGACCGCGTGGAAACCAAGAACTTCGCTTGCGAGGAGTGCCGGCCCGAAGCGCTGGCTAAGCAGCGTGCCATCCTCGCGGAGATGGGTCGGGTGGAGGGCGAGACGTTCTGGGTGCGGGACGTGTACCCGCATGAGCCCCTTTACCCGGGGTTCTACAACCTGGTGCAAGAGACAAAGGCGAAGGTCGAAGCGGCCAAGAGGGGGAGCAAGTGAAGACACTCAATGTAGATCCGCTGGTGTTCATCAGCGGTCGGGACCATGAGATCAACGGGGTGACTCGGCTGATCTTGGTGCGGGGAGAGTTCGGCTCGGCCGGTCTGGTGGACCTGTCGTTGAAGGACGACCACGGGGCCACCGCGATCTCGCTGACCCGGGCTCAGGCAACCAGCCTTGCGCAAGCGCTGCTGGCGTGGACCCTCGACCCCCAAGAGGAGGAGTCCCGTGCTCCGCAGGTGTTCCTGTGAGCGCGGTTCTGGTGGAGGCGCTGCGGGAGTCGGCGCGGGCATCGAGACGGCTGGCGGGTCTGTGCAACCAGTCCAAAGACGCTGAGTGGTATCGGGGCTGCGCCCATGCCTACGAGGAAGCCGCCAGGGCGGTCGAGGCTGCAACACGCAGCGCGTCCAAGTGAACGGGTCCGCACCAAAGGCCATCCAGGCTGAGCGCGCCCTGCTGGGTGGGCTGCTGCTGGACCCTCTCCAGATCGCGGAGGTGTCGGCCACCCTGACCCCGGGGGACTTCTTCGCTGGCAGTCACGGGCACATCTTCGAGTGGCTGGTGGCTGTCGAGCGCAAGGGTGGAGAGCCCGACATTGTCCAACTTGCCGACTACATGGCCAGCACGGGCAAGGTCGAGCGCATGGGCGGCATCGCCTACGCCACCGGGCTCCCTGAGTGCTGCCCGTCCACGTCCAACCTGGGCAACTACGCCAAGCAGGTGAAGGACGCGAGCACCCGCCGTGCACTGCGCGAGATCGGTGGCCGGCTGGCTGAAGCCACGCTCGGAGAGAAGCCGACCGCTGACCTGATGGCAGAGACGGAAGCGGCCATCTACGCCCTTGCCGCTGGTCAGGACCGCCGCGACTGGCAGTCCATGACGGACCTGCTGCTGGCTGGCGTTGAGCGCTTGCAGGACGCCTGCGACAACCCCGGAGAGACGGGCGGCCTGATGACGGGCTTCCGCGCTTGGGATGACCGCTTGCAGGGGATGCGGGGCGGGGATCTCATCGTGCTGGCTGCGCGCCCTGGCATGGGCAAGACCTCGGCTGCGCTCAACGTGGTGGCCAAGGTGGCTGAGCAAGGGGTCGGCGTGGGCTTCTTCAGCCTGGAGATGGGCGGGAGTGAGCTCGCCATGCGGGTGCTCGGGTCGACCGCCGAGGTGGATGGCCGGGCAATGCGTACCGCCACCGTCTCTCACGCGGACTGGCACAAGATCGAGGACGCGCACAGCGCCCTGCACGGTGCCCCGGTCTGGATCGAGGACACGCCCGGGCTGACCATCGGCCAGATCCGCAGCAAGGCCCGACGGCTCAAGGCGCAGCACCCGCACCTGGGCCTGTTGGTGGTCGACTACATCCAACTCATGGAGGGAGATCCCAGCAGCAAGGGCAACCGAGAGCAGGCGGTGTCGTCGTGCTCGCGCGGACTGAAGCACCTGGGCAAAGAGCTCAACGTGCCCGTGATCGCGCTGGCCCAACTTAACCGAGGGGTTGAGCAGCGGCAGGACAAGCGGCCGATGCTGTCTGACCTGCGCGAGTCCGGGGCCATTGAGCAGGACGCTGACGCGGTGATCTTCATCTACCGCGACGACTACTACAACCCGGACTCGACATGCCCCGGGGTGGCTGAGTTCATCTACGCCAAGCTGCGCGCTGGCGAGACGGGGACAGAGCGCATGCTCTGGGATGGCAAGTACTTCCGATTCAGCGACATGGACAAAGACGACCGAGGTGGGTTCGCATGAGGGTGGAGAAGATGCAGGAGTTGAGGGACCTGGGATGGACGCTTCGTGCCATCGCGGCTGAGGTGGGCGTATGTCACCAGACGGTGGCGAAGCGAACCGTACCCGCTGCGCCAGTCCTGACCGACTACCAACTGAGGGCGGTCCGGTTCACCAAGGAATGCGGTGGACTGATGACCGTGAGCCGGTGGTCTTTGGAGTGCGGCTCCAGCCGGTTTGCGTGCCGTTGCATGCTGCGCCGCCTGGAGGCTCGCGGGTACCTTGAGGTCTTCGCCTGGCACGAACTGACTGCCAAGCAGCAGCACGCCATCCGCCTTGAGTCGGGCTCCAAGGCTGTGATGTGCGTGGTGTGGGGCATCACCCGCAAGGGCGTCAAGGCTGCCCGGGACCTCACGCGGCAGGGGGTGGCGGCATGACCCGGGTGATGCAGATGCAGGCGGCTCGGGACCGGGCGTGGACGTGTGAGGAGATCGCGGAGGCGTTCGGCGTCTGCCTCAAGACGGTCAAGAGCTCCACCTACGCGGAGGGGCGCGGCCTTTCACTCACACGCGCACAGCGGGCAGTTCTTCGATGGGCACTGGAGGAATGCGGCGGGATGTTGTGCGTCCCGCAGTTGGCCAGTCGCGTCCAGGTGATGGAGAAGAACGCGGTAGCCCGACTGCGCCGCCTGGAGTCCAAGGGCTACGTCGAGCCCATGCCGCTCGAGGAGTTGAACGCAGATGCCAGGGAGCGCCTTGGCAACCCCGACCGGGTCTGGTCGCTGACGGTGCTGGGGCTACGAGCAGCGCGGGACCGGCTCGTGGCTGAGGTGGTGGCATGACGCGAAAGCAATGGCGCGTGCTCCTGCGCGCGTGGTACACCGTGTGTGGAGGGTGGGAATGAACACCGACGAGATCAAGACGGCAGCCGAGCGAGATGCCTTGGAGTGGGTCGATTGCGGGGATGACTGGCGGCTGAAGTCTGATCGCTATGGATGGGTCGCCCGAGTCTCTATTCGAATGATCACGCCCGCCGCGTATGGCTGGTCAACCTGGGAGGAGTCGGGGCCAGAGACTGGTGAAGCGGGCAAGCGATTGGCTGAAGACTCCGCGCGGCGCTTAATCAATGAGGAGGATGAGGAGGAGCGCCGCGAGGCGGGCGTGGGGGTGCTGGGATGACTCGGGGCACGCTGCTCAAGGTGTCGATGACCGTGGAGGAGGTGGGGGTTCAGCAACTCGCCGATGAACTGCGCACCACTCAAGCCACGGTGAGCCGATGGCGTGGGGGTCGCCTGCCGCGAGAGCCGCAACTGCAAGCCCTGGCTGACCGGCTGGGGTGGTCGGATGCAGAGCTCGGCGCATACGTGCGGGCTCCCCAGTGAGTTGGGACCTGCGGCAAGCGCTCGAGGTCGCCACAGCAGCACACAACGCCCACCAGACGGCCGCCACTGCGCGGACGCTTCAGGGGGCGCAACTCGCCTGCGCGCGGTGGTATCGCAGCAAGGGCAACAACACACGGGCGCAACGGCTAGAGAGCCGGGCCCAAACGC